GCTGGACATGCCGGACGATGTTTTCCCCGTGATCGAATGGCGATAATCCACACTCAAAACACACTTATACCACACCAACCACAACACAAGGAGACACACACTATGGGAAACAGAGCTGTTATCACCACCAACACGAACCTTCAGGAAACTGGCCTTTATCTCCACTGGAACGGCGGACGCGACAGCGTCGAAGCCTTTCTTGCCTACTGCGACTTGAAACGCTACCGGACGCCCGATGAAGATTGCTACGGCTGGTCATACCTCGCATGTGTATGCGCCAATACGTTCGGAGACGGGCTTTCCTGCGGAGTTGACAACTGCCAGCGCCTCGACTGCGACAACTACGACAACGGCGTCTACATTGTGAAGAAATGGCGCATCGTCGCGCGAATGTTCAGACGCCACAAAGAACAGCTTGAATATGACCTGAAGGACGCTATCGAGCAGATTGACAGCAACCAGCCCGAACACATGCGTCTGACGGACGAGGAACGCGAACGCATGGACGAAGTGATCGAAGATGTGATCGCGCACCGAAACCAATAAGCACTTGACAAACCGCTTAGGGCGTGCTATAGTACATAGCTATGCACGCCCTATTTTTTACACAAGGAGAAACCTATGGACGACATTACACAAGCCGCCGCCGCTATGGGACGGAAAGGCGGGAGATCAAAATCCGCATCGAAGCTCGAAGCGGCGAACAAGAACCTCGCGAAAGCACGGAAAGCGCAGACGTCGGAACAACGAAGCGCGGGCCAACAGAAAACCCCACCGGAATTTAGGCGGGAACGCGCACGGAAGGCCGCGTTAGCTAGATGGGCTAAGAAGAACTAACCAACCACAGCTCCCGGAAGGGAGCTTTTTTATTGCCCGTGCTTTAACTCTTCCTCCGCCCTGTTCGCCTCGGCCAGTCCTATCACCATACGAATAACACGTTCTTTCTGTACGCGGGTCAGCTGGTGGAAAGCCCCGATCAGATCGCTATCCATTTCTTGAATCAACGTCACATCGGAATCATCCACCTTAAAGACAACACTGCATATTTCCTCAGGATCCACGCGAAGCGCTTCGGCAAGCTTCAATAGATTCTTCCCGCCGATGTTCCGTTTACCATTGATCCATGCGTTAAGAGTTGTCGGCGCAAAACCATGAGAAAGCGCCCATGCATGGATGGACAAACCCGTCTCCGCTATCTTCTGCTCGACAAGCTTTTGTTTGATTTTACGCATTTTTTTACCTCGTTTTAAATTCATTGTATAGGCTGGACAAGTATAATATACACTCGTTTCCGGTTTTTTTCCACTTTTTTTCCACTTTTTTTTTAATTTTACTCTTGCATTTGTGCCGATTTTGTGGTATAATATATGCACCCGCTTAAAATCCATCAAGCCAAACCAAAGGAGCAAACATGGAAGAAACCAACGAAGTCGAGCTGAAGCAAATCCAGCTCAAAATCCCGGAGGAGCAGTACAATAGGCTCCAGCAGTACGCAACCAAAAACGCGTTCACACTCGCAACTGTTATACGCATTGCGGTCAAAAATTTTTTGGACAAAGTCGGCACAAAATAAACACAATGACACACCATGCTACAGCATGAGACAGGAGAACCCCATGATCGACGCCCTTATTCTTTCCGTCCCGACGTTCTTCACCGTCCTCTTCCTCGCCATGATGATTAAGGATGAATTCAAGAAGGGGAGACACGAGTAATGCTTACAGAAGACACCATCATGACATGCCGCAAATCTTTGATTGACATCACGAATACGGCAAAGGACATCGTCTGGATCACGGATGGACAATACTTCCAAGACGACATAAAAGATCGCCTCCATGCCGTCGTGCGAAAAGCAGAAAAAATCCGCATGGATGCAAACGAACTGATCGCCATCATCAATGGAGAAGAAGCACGTGAAGCCGCGGAAAAGAAAGCGGAGGAGGACGATCACGAATGACCACCCAAACCGCCGCTATCCTCAATCTTGCCGACGCCGTCTTGAAAGGCGGCAGGCAGGCTTTGATCGCTGATCTTGTGGACGAGCTGGCCGCACGAAAATACTACGGCACAAAGGAAGTCGCGGAAAGATACGCTGTTTCCCCCGACTGCATTAAGAAATGGCGGGAGAACGGCACGCTGACACCTTCGCTCAGAATCGAGAACGGCACTGTCCGCTATTCGCTCAAAGACCTTCAACTGTTCGAGGAGAAATACGGGAAGGAGGTTAAGAAAAAGTAGTTCTCCATTCACACCACACAACCAACACCAAACGCAAAGGATTTTTGCAATGGACGAAAGAATTCAGAGGATTACTACCTCGCAACTCAAGTGTTTCAAGACGTGCCGAATGAGGTACAAATTGGAATACGTCGAGAACTGGAAGCCCGTCGAGACGCCGAAAGCGCTCGAAGTCGGCACGCTCTACCACATCGGACTTGAAACCCTGCTGAAGACGGGGTATCTCGCCAACGCACTGGCCGTCATGCGTCAGCAAATCAAATACGACGTGGATCCGATCGCGGACGAGATGACATACGTCACGGTCAAACAGATGATCACCGCGTTCGACCGCGAATCCGGCTGGCGAGACTGGCAGATCATCTCCATTGAAAGGCCGTTCGAGGTCAGTACAGGATATGCTAAAAGGCTTCTCGGTAAACTCGACGGCCTTGTCAAGATCGCGAATGACAACACCACCTACGACACATTCCTCATCGAACACAAAACCACCTCGCAATGGGGCGTTGACGGTTCGACGTACCTTCACAATCTCCTGTGGGATGAGCAGGCAACCAATTACCTGTACGCGCACAATCGGATGCTCGAAGACGGCAGTATCATCGGTGACGCGGTTAAAGGTGTCTTTTACATTATCGTCGAAAAGCCCACGATCCGCCCGTACAAGGCGACGCCCCTTGACCAGCGCAAATACAAGAAAGACGGATCCTTGTATGCGAACCAGCACGAATCTGACGAGACACCCGCAGACTTCGAATGCCGCCTTGCCGAATGGTATACGGCCGAACCGCGCGTGCATACACACCTCGTCTACAGAACACCGGAAGAGATCAAAGAACGCATCCACGACTTCAACCTGACCTTGAAGGATATCGCCGCGTGCGAACGCGAAGGAACCTATTACAGGAACCCGGAGGCGTGCCGTATTCTCCCGTGCCCCTACAGGCCGAAATGCTTGGAGAACTCGCCCGACACGGACTGTTTGTTTGTTCGCAAGGCGGCGAGGAATGAGGAGCTGATTGCTAATAACCCCACTAACGAGGACACTACAAATGAAACTCACTGAAGCCCTTACCAAATCGGGTGTATCCGCTATCGTCTATGGCGAAAGCGGAATCGGAAAAACGCATTTCTGCGGAACCCTGCCCGGACGCACGCTCGTGATCGCGGCCGAAGCGAACGGCATCAAAACGCTTGCCCGCTCCACTCACCCCGAAAACATCGAAGTCGAATACCTTCCTCTGCCCGGCAAATCCGAGGACGAGACGGGAATGCTGTACAACAAGTATTTCAATGATCTCATGATTCGGAAGGATCTTGACGACGTTGATAATGTTGTTCTCGACAGCGCAACCGAGCTTGCGAACAATCTGCTGTTGCTCAAGGCCGATCCGAACAAGAATGGCGGAACCCCGACGATGAAAAACTATTCGGACGTCCAGTTTTCCATGCGCCGTTACCTGCGTACCCTTCGCGATCTCGCGGAAATGCGCGGGAAGAACGTGATTGTTGTCGCGCTGGAGGCCGAATTGGTTCTGTCTCAGAACGCCGACGCCGCAAACACGAAAACGCATCCCGCCCTTAGCGGTAAAAAGTTGTCTCCCGAAGCCGAAGGGCTGTACGATATTGTCGGCCATTTGGAGAAGAAAACCGATGGCACGCGCGTGATCCGCCTCGAAGGTAACGATTCGTTCGTCGCGAAGGATCGCTACGGGAGGAAAGGCTGTCTCGCGGACGGTTCTATTTTGCTTCACCCTGAAACTAAGGAGAAATAATCAATGTTCAACCACAAATACAATGCGTCTTCCGTCGAAACGGAAGGCCCCGCTCCGATCCCGGAAGGGGAATACACCGTCGTCGTCGATCAGGTCACCGAAAAGGTCAGCCGGAAGACTGGCGCAGACATGCTTGAAATCAAGCTCAAGATCGTCGGCGCCGAACCCGCGAATCAGAAATTCGTCAACAGGACACTGAACTACTACCTGCTCGACGATGCCTATCTCGATCAGAAGCTGTACGACATGTTCACGTCCTGCTCGAAACCGATTCCCGCGCAGGTTACGGGGAAAGAATTCCTGAACCTCTGCGGGCGCATCCGCACAAAGCTGGAAACCTACAACGGCGAACAGCTGGCATCCGTTCGCTACTGGTGCAGGCCGAAGCCGGGCGAAGCGCCCGTCGAACCGCCGAAACCGAAGAACAGCGCCGACGATATTCCGTTCTAAGGAGAACCCCATGATTCAACTTCGAGATTACCAACAGGAGTGTTTGGATAAGATCGAGGCTTCCGGTGACGGGCGATGGTTATGCCAGCTCGCCACCGGACTAGGGAAAACCGTCATATTCTCCCGTATCCCCTTATGGGGACGGGAGCTTATCCTTTCCCACAGACAAGAACTCGTTCACCAACCACTCAAATATTTTACATGCCCGACCGCCGTCGAAATGGCCGACGAACGTGCGGCAACCAGCAAAGCGCCCGTCGTCTCCGCTTCGGTTCAGACAATGGGACGCAGAATGACGCAATACGCCCCTGATACCTTCGACACGATTATCGTTGACGAAGCTCATCACGCGGCCGCAGATTCTTATCAAAAGATACTGGAATACTTCAAGCCGAAACGCGTCCTCGGTTTTACCGCGACGCCCAACCGTGCGGACGGCGTAGGTTTGGAATGTGCTTTCGACGAGATCATTTATCAAAAGGATTTGAAATGGGGAATCGAACACGGGTATCTCAGCCCGATCCATTGCAAGCTCCTGAACATCGGGTATGATTTGGCGACCGTCGCTACTCGCATGGGCGACTATGCGGCAAGCGACCTCGAACGAGTCTTAAACGTGGACAAATGCAACGACGCGATCGCGGAAGCCGTCGCCAATATCGCAACCCCGCCCGTTTTGATCTTTGCCGTCGATGTTCGGCACGCAAACGCGATAGCCGACGCGATCAACAAGCGCCTTTGGAGTCCAAACTATCCTAAAGGGTACGCCCGCGCCGTCTCCGCAAACAGTAAAGACCGTGCCGATGTGATTGCTGACTACATGGCCGGACGTCTGCCCGTCCTCGTAAACTGCATGTTATTCACCGAGGGAACGGATTTGCCATGCACGGAAACCGTTATCATCGCACGCCCGACGAAAAGCCTGACCATGTATACGCAGATGGTAGGACGTGGAACAAGGCTTTCGCCGGGTAAGGAACGCTGTCTTCTGATCGACTGCGTAGGCGTCTCGGACAAGCCATTATGCACAGCGCCGTCACTTCTCGGCCTCGATCCTCAGGATCTTCCGAAGCGATACCGGAAAGAAGTCGAAGGTGATTTGCTTGCCGATATACCTCAGATTATCGCGCAGAAAGCGGATACCCCGGAATCGTGGATCATGAATGTTCGCACGGTTGACTTATGGGCTAAGAAGAACTCGTACCAGCTTCACGATGTGAACTGGCAGAAGCGCCCGGACGGATCGCTGTTTCTTTCCCTGCCGGATTCCAGCCGCGAACACGGCATTTTGTGGTTCACCTGTACCTCCCCGGACGCATTAGGAGCCGTCACCTTTACCGCTCCTCGTTACAAATGTACCGGGCCAGCTCAAAAGGTGTACGACATTGCGTTTGACATTCTGCGGACGCAGTACGGAGACGCTGGCACGATTTGGCGCTTATCCTCGGCGCAACGCTGGGGATCTGCGCCAGCAACCGAAAAACAACTCGACTATCTCAAGACAATGGCGAAACGCCGGAAAGTCGATGTTTCGGAAATGCTCGAACGCCAGCTTACCAAAATGCAAGCGGGCTGTTTGATCTCCCATCTCAAAGACTACAAAACAAAACAATATCAGGAGGCGATAGCATGAAAAAAGAAATCGACCACCTTCAGGAATTCAAGAACCTCATCGACGACGCGCACCGCCCGACCGAAGATCGCGTAATGCGCGAAGAATACGGCGACAACGACGATTTTGCCGATAGTCCGGAGGTAGACGAATGAAATCACCTGAGATTAATCTATCCTGTGCGACATGTAAATCATACAAATATTTTGACATGGTTTGCAGAAAGAAAAAGTTCGAAATTCTTCTTCCGCATAACCATGTATGTTTTGACTGGATGCCGCATAGAAAATCCGTTGTTATTGAAATGTGCAAATGCACAAAGGTTGAACAACGTGATTCTATGGGAATTTACTTCATAAATGGAGAAGAATAAATGACCACCTTTGCCAACCGCGGAAAAAACCTCGAACACGCCGTCAAGGAGCTTTTCAAGCAGTATGAGAAGCTCGGAATCCACGTCCAGCAGAATCATCCGGAAGTCCTTCAGGACGGAACATACGCACGAGGACACGGATTCGACTTTCAAATGCTCTACAAGGGAAAATTCCATGCGTTCGACTGCAAGGAATGTAACCTTGCAAGATGGCCGCTCGACAAGGCCAAGATGCACCAGCTGAAAGCCCTTCTCGACGTGGAGAACAACGGCGGGGAAGGATTCTTTTTGGTTCACTTCAAGCAATCCGGCCAGCTCGTTAAGTTCCACGCGGACGTGATCCATTACGCGCTTTGTCGTGGCATCAAATCCGTCTCGCCCGAAATGGGCGAGGCGACAACAATTAACCTTTTGGGGATTGTAGAATGAAAGTCTCCCTCGTAGATGTAGACGGAACAGGATTTCCGAATCTTGCGCTCATGAAGATTTCGGCATACTACAAGAAACACGGGGCAACCGTGGACTGGTACAGCCCGATGTTTTCACATCCTGACCTCATCTACGCATCAAAGATTTTCACGTTTACCCCGGACTACATAGACTACTATATCGGTGATCCCGAACCGATCAAAGGCGGGACAGGCTATGACATCTACAGCAAACTCCCGCCCGAGATTGAACGGACGCTTCCCGACTACAGTATCTATCCGAACGTGGATTACGCCGTTGGTTTTTTGTCTCGCGGCTGTATCCGCAATTGCCCGTGGTGCGTCGTGCCGAGAAAAGAAGGTTCGATGCACATTGAAAACACCATTGAATATGTCTGTTTGGACTATCAAATACAGGCAAGAAAGAACGTGGTGCTGATGGACAATAATTTCCTTGCGAACGATCTTTGGTTCATCGAAAGAGAACTGGAACGATCACGCGTCATGAACATTCGCCTTGACTTCAATCAAGGTCTTGACGCGCGGCTCGTGACGGACTACATTGCCCGTTTGCTTTGCCGTGTTCACTGGATGCGTTACATCCGCTTCTCATGCGACACACAAGGCATGATACCTTTTGTCAAAAAGGCAATGAACCTGTTACGGAAGGCCGGATATAAACGGGAGTTCTTCATCTACTTCCTTGCCGAAGACGCGGCAGAGACGCATGATCGCATTCTCCAAGTGTTGGATGCTGACAAAAAGGTTACCCCGTATGTCATGCCGTACCGGGCACTGGACGGAGACGGGCAAATCGTCTCGGAAGAGACAAAGCGTCTTGCACGATGGGCGAACAGATCATGGATTCGGAAATCATGTACGTTTGAACAATATAACACAAAACACAAAGAGGAATCCAAATGACAACCTGCAAAACCTGTATTTTCCACGACGAGATCAACGATCTCACATTCTACTGCGACCATTTCGGCGTCTGCTCTGCGGACGACTTGAGGCCGTGCGAACTCTACGTCCCGACCGACAACACGAAGGAGGAGGAGGGGGAAGAATGAACGAAGGAAAACATACCTACCTCGTCCGTCTTACGCTTCTCGATCCGATCGAAGGCATAGACCCGCATGTTTTTGCACACCGTATTTCGTTTGGGGGATTTCGCATCGATCACGGCGAAATATTCAATGAGCGCGACTTCGTAAAAAAGGTATGGGAGAAATCCGGATTAGACGAGATTGCTCTCGACGATTTGTTCCAAGACATTCTCCACATATCGGAAGAAGAGGTAGACGAGTATTTGTTTGGAGATGAAGACACCCATGTTTGAAGCCCTTATCGAAAAGCTTATCGAACGCGATTATAAATCCGGTAAGAAATGCAAAGATTGTCCGGTCTTTTTCTCCGTTGGTTACTTGAAAGAACCGCTCGGATTGTGTTTTCTTCGAAAAGCAATCACAAGCGGGGATAATCCCGTCTGCACTCATTACAAATACTTTGAAGAGGAATCCAAATGAAAACTGGAATCATCGACGAAATCAAATCCCGCGTCTCGTGCGCGGACTACATGCGAACGGAACACAATTCCACGATCACGGGGAACCGTACCACGTCATTCCGACCGGGCGCAACGAATCCTTCCTCGCTTCTCGTCAACGAACGCGACTGGTTCGATTTTGGCTCCGGCATCGGCGGGGACGTTATCGACCTTGCCGCGGCCGATAAATTCAACGGCAACATTGGCCGTGCCATCGGTTACCTCGCGGAGAAATGGAATATCGTAACGGAATCGGAGAAACCCGAACACGTTGAAGTCGTTTTCAACTCGTACCGTGCCATACTCAACCTCGCGACGAAGTTTTACGAGGAAACGTTATGGAAACCGGAACACGAGGCGAAGATACGCTATCTCAACGGACGCGGGCTTACCGACGACACGATCCGTGCTTTGCGTATAGGCTGGGCGACAAATCCTTGTCCGTACCTCATGGAACGCGGATTCTCAATGGATCAAATCAACGAAACCGGGATTCTGTCTTTCCTGAACCGTCTTATGATTCCCTATCTGCGGAACGGGAAGACCGTCTACATGATAGGCCGTACTTCGGTTTGGCCGGAACATCCTTCCACTAATCCCGACGCGAAATACATGAAGCTTTTCCGCGGCGACATGTCGGAACATCCGATATGGGGCATGGAAACGCTTAGAACACGCGCCGGAGCCGTCATTATAGCCGAGGGAATCTTTGACGCTATCTCGTGTTGGCAAGAAGGTTTCCCCGTCGTCACAGCGGTCACGGGCGCGTTTTCCGGGGAACAGAAGAAAGACTTGATTCCGGCGCTGAAGGATCGCCGCGTCGTCGTCTGCATGGATTACGATCCTGAGACGCACGCGGGGCAGAAATTCACGACGGCGCTGTCTCAGGAACTCTTCGACGCGGGTATCTCCGTCTCCGCTTGCTATCTGACCGGGGACGACGCAAAGAAGGATATATCGCAACTCTATGCGTTGAATCCTTGCAGGGCTACACTCGACAAGATCTTCTCGAAGTCTTTCAAATGGGAAAAGATCGAGGTGAAGCGCATTTGTCTCATCGAAGACGAGGACGAACGCAGGGGAAAATTTGTCGCGTTCATGAAGAAGGCCGTGCGTCGTTTTGACTGGCCTATCATTGCAGACCTGTTTGAAGAAGCCGCGGGGAGCTTCGGGAAAGCATGGTTGCGCGAGGTTCAAAAGCAGTTGAAGCATCCGCCGACCGAGCTGGGAGTCATGGAAACGTTCGTTGCGGAAAACGATGTTGTGTTTCATCCGTCGCTCGGATTCTTTCGATACCTCAACAACACTTGGCATCCGTTCTCCGATTACGATGTTCGGGAAATCACGCTCAAGATATGCGGAAAGAACGCGACGGCGCGCCTTCTCGAATCTTCGCTTGCTCTTATCAAAGCAAAAACGAAGATCGAGGTCGATTTTGATGCCGACAGAAATCTGATCAATTTTCCGAACGGCATGGTAAACGTCGAGACTGGCGAACTTTCCGAACACAACCGGGAATACTATTCTCTTCGACAGATGCCATACTGTTACGATCCGAAAGCTGATTGTTCGTACTGGCTTTCCTTTATCGAATCCATTACGAACTGTGACGAGGTGAAACAGAATCTTCTTCAGGAGATATTCGGATACTGCCTGACGCGCGACGTCCGGTATCAGAAATGTTTCTGCTTGATCGGGGAAGGTTCCAACGGGAAATCCGTCCTCCTGAAGATTCTCGAAGCTATGGTCGGAAAAGAAAACACGTCACACATTGAGATTGCTTTCTTGAATTCTGAGTTCAATCGGATTCAGCTCCTCGGATCACGCGTCAATATCTGTAACGATATGAAGAGCGACGTAAGCGGAACCGAATCTTATCTCAAAGCCATTGTCTCCGGCGATCCTATATCCGGCGCCAAGAAATTCAGGGACGCGATCAACTTCTCCCCGTATTGCAAGATGGTTTTCTCTGTTAACCGGATGCCGACTGCAAGGGACATTGACGCGGCACTCATGCGCCGCTTCTGCTTCATCACGTTCCCGGTTAAGTTCGTTGACAAGCCGACGAAAGCAAACGAACGCATGAAGATCGACAATCTTGACGAGATTCTGCTTGAGGAGCTTCCCGGCATCTTCAATTGGGCTTTACGCGGGCTAAAAGCCCTGCGCGAACAAGGCCGTTTCTCCGAACCTGCCGACGAGAAGCAGTCCAAAGAGGAGCTGTATCGACTCAACAATCCCATTGTCTCGTTCGTCGAGGATGTTGTCGGGAATGGCGGGACACGCTGGACTGCGAAAATCTCGCGTGCCGAAATCTACCACGAATACAATGAATGGTGCAAAAAAACGAACACCCGCCCGCTGTCCGCCCGTGGTTTTTGGCCGCGGCTTCGCGAGGTGTTCCCAATGCGGGAGACGCGCGGATTCGACGGATGGTATGTTGAGTTCACGGAGCCACGAAAGTATTGTGGTGAAAAATGTGGGGACTCGCCCGGGGAATAAAGCCATTGTGGTGAAAATTGTGTCATAACGAAACGCGTGTAAAACGGTGAGTTTTGAGGTAACACAAGGTAGAAACAAAGCCTAGTATACACGCGTTTGAACTCAAACAATCTACAGTATCACGGTATTTGTGGCACATAAATTTAAGCTCAAAATTTATAAAATTTCCAAGATTGTGGTTGATTTTGTGGGTGACGCGTCGTATATTAAATATATCACGGTAACAAGCGTTATTCAAGCGTAAACAAGGAGAATAAAAATGTTTTTGAGAGGCGACTTTTGGCACTACGACTTCGTGATCGGCGGCATCCGTTATCGCGGATCCACCGGATTCAAGAAGAACGAAAAGGACAAAGCGCGGGCAGAGGAAGAGCGTCTTCGTGTTCAGGCGCGGGAGAAACATTCCGTCGAGATGGTGTGGGAACAGACCAAGAAGCGCATGATCTCATCAAGCAACCTTGAATTCGACGAGGAGAAAGTTTGGAAGACGTTCGCGGCGCTCCATTCCAGTGCTGGCGCGGACAAAATGACCATTTATCACGGATACTGGAGAAACATATACGCGTTCCTACACGAAAGGCATCCTGAAATCCGCATGATTTCCGACATAACCAACATTCACGCGATTGAATGGTACGGAGAGCTGAGGAAGCGCGATCTTTCAAACAGCTCACGCAACTCTTACCTCACGTTGGCGAAGATGCTGTTCAATACGCTGGGAAAAACATACGGCATCATTGAAAATCCTTTTGCGGAACTGAAACCTTTGCCAAAAGATTCCGTGACACGAGACGCTTATACCCCGGAGGAACTGAAGAAGATCGGCGCATACGCGGAAGGATGGGTATATTCCATTTGCCTCACCGCAATCTCAACCGGACTCCGCAAGGGGGATATATGTATGCTGAAGAAAGAAAGCGTCGATATGGAGAACCGTATTCTTTCCGTCAAGACACGGAAGACTGGCGTCAATGTCGAGATACCGATTCTCCCCGGACTGTATCGGCATTTTCAGGAGATGTTCCTCGCCCACCCGGACAGCCCGTATGTGTTCCCTGAACTTGCAGAAATGTATCAAAATAAGAGGCACCACGTCATTACAAATGGGGTAAAAGGTCTTCTTCACAAAGTCGGAATTGAAGAAACGGAAAAGACGATTGAAGGTTACGCCCACAAGGTTTCAACGAAGGATATTCATTCCTTCCGGCACACGTTCGTGTATATGGCAAGTGTCAGCGGCATCCCGCTTCCCGTCGTTCAATCTATCGTCGGACACCTTAATCCCGAAATGACGAAGCACTACATGGATCACGCCGGACGAGACGCGCGACTTGCGTATATGCGTCAACTCCCCGGATACATTACGGGCGGCGAAGCGCCGAAGGAGATTAATATCGTAGATGAGATTGAGAAGGGAAACGAAAAACGCGACATAAAACAAAGAATCCTCGACCTTATCAACCGGACAAGCAAGGAGAACTTTGAACGGACGAAGGCAAGGATTCTGAAAATCTTAGTTTGAAGGCTTGATGAACGCGGCATAAAATGAGGTGATTGCGGTCAGGATCAGGATGCCCCATTCGAGCATCTTGCTTTTGCTGTTCTCTTTCGCTTCAAGTACTGTTACGCGAGAGATAAGGCCGGGCTGTCCGTTCCCATCGAGCGCTTTTTCAATCTTCTTAAGAGTATCTTCGATTGCATCCAGCCTCGTTTCAATGGCCGTCAATCTCTTTACGATCTCTTCGTTTGTCATTTCTTTTTCGCCTCCTCCCACGCTTTGCCGCCAAACATGACGAGGTATGTATAATAGCGCATTGCCCGCCGCATTAGGATATAGCGTTTCAGTCTCCACCACGGGTATTCGTGCTGGATAATCTTAATGGTATTCGTCAGGAACTCCAAGTCTGCCGCGTCCCGCTGAATTCCCTTCGCGTACATTGCATCATGGATTGCGGCGGGAACCTCCATCACGCCATTCAGTTTTGTGCAGAGCGCAACCATTGCATCCGGCATCCAATCCGCTCCAATGCCGTTGCATTCCCGCATGACAAAAACAGGATCCGAAAGAAGCTCCGCCCCGGAAAGCTCATACATTCGTGCCATACGGTACAGGTGTTCCGCCGCTTCCATATTGTATTTCATTTCGCCCGCTCCTTCACCGCCGCCATGATTTCCTTCAGATGGGCCTGCTCGAATGTATACGGCCCCGCCTTGACGGGCCATTCCAGACCGCGAAGCGCAGCCTCCGCACAGTCGAGGTCGACGTCTCCATTTGCATCGATGATACCGAAATTGGACAGCATTTCCGAATTCTGCCCAATCCACTGTCCGACCTTAAAATCAATAATGCCGAGCGCCATTCCAACCATCGCCCGCTGAAAAGGCGGGCATGCCGGGAACATCCTTTTCTGGATTTCCTCGTGCATCGCGGCGATCATTTCCAATACCTTCATGTTTGCCTCCGAAAAATATGTGAATCCGGAGCGTCTGTCACCCGCTCCGGAGTTGTGAGTCATCGCTTATGCGCCGGCAGTGCTGGTCGTTGCCGTGGCCGTCGGAGGCGTGATGATGTTCGAGCTCGGAATGCCGATCTGAATGAGCTTATTGAAGTCATTCTCGATGCAGGCGATCTTCTGCTGGTTGACAATCACCTGGTTGTTCACCATGGTAATGAGACCGGTCAGCTTCTGCTCGGATTCCTTGATGTCGAGCTTGGCCTGGAGCTTCGCGTTCTCGATCATGAGCTTGTTGTTTTCCGCGAGGTCGATGTCTCTCTGGGTATTAACCGCGACGTCGGCCTTGACGTTGGCAAGTTCAGCCTGCAGCTCCTGAATCTGCTGGAACAGATTCGGACCGCCCTGACCGTTCCCATTCGGGCCGCCCTGACCGTTGCGGTTGTTGAAGATTCCCAGACCGCCGGACATGAGGCCGAGGCCGGTACCGACGATACCGAGCGTGAGCGCTGCGATGTCCGTTCCGGACGGACCGTTCTTCTGCTGATTCCAGCCCCAGGGCGGTGTGTTGCCCCACGAAGCGTTGCCCCATGCGGCATTGCCCATGCCATTGCTTTCATTGTTTTCCATGACTGTATTTCCTTTCTTTGTTTTGGATTCATGGAGTTATGTTCGAGGCGTCACCCGACGCCTCAAGGATTGTTCTTGTTAATCGGAATCAGGTCTTTTGCGTCGGCTCCGGCTTTGACCGCATCGACGGTATACCCGTTGATCTGCTGACCGAACTTGATCTTCAAAGCTGTTCCAGTCTTTGCCGCGGCGTTTGCCTGATTGTCTCCGCCTTCCATATCGCTCTTGAACTCGATTTCGAAGTTGTCGCGGGCGGCGACGTTCAGCATCTCGCCATACAGAAGCTCGACACGCCCGGTCATATGTTCGGGATCGAAGCCCGCTTCGAAGCCGACGCCCTTCCCGAAGGTGATCGCGTTGTGTCCGCACCCGGTCAGCAGCCCGATCATCATAGCCGCGAGGAATAGTTTGATCTTATCCATTGTACACCTCCCAATCTTCTGCGAGCATATCGCTCTGCGAGGCGAGCCATCCGAGCTGAACGCCAGACGTCCCGACAAAAGCGATTGCCTTGTTGCCGATTGCGTCGTGGTTGACGTTCACGATTTCCCCGCGAGTGTTTTTGTACGAAATGCAGGTTGCGAGTTCAATGTACTGGTTCTTTCCGTTCCAGCCATTCCGTTTTGCTCTCTTGCCGTCCTTTACGGCGGCGATTGCTTTTCCGAAATCCATAGCTTCACCCCACTTTCTGTTTGTGCATCGCGGCGATATATTCCATCGTCTCGAAAACCAGTTCAACGTGCTTCATGCTCCAGCCCGGCATGAACTTGTAGAGGATAGCTTTCGCCTCATCCTCAGTTGTCGGCCGCATTCCGGTCATAGCCTGAATGTTGTCCTGCGCCCTCGACATGAAGGCGGCGTTCGATTCCTTCCCTCCCATCTTCGCGAGTTCAGCGGCGATGCGCTCGGCCTCTTCGTGCGAAACCTCGAACTCGTTCCCGTTCATATCGTGAACCGTCATGTTCATTTTGGATTTCCTTTCTGCCGTTTCCGGCGTTGTTATTATTTTGCCCCCGAGCTGAACAAAGCGCCGCTCGGTCATCGGACTCACTCCCCGGAATTCACCGGGGAGCTGTAGCCATGTTTGGTTGCGGTAGGTGTAGAGGGTCACGATGCGACCGCAGAGCCACCACTGGAAACGATGGTCGTGTACGTTCCTGCGGGAATACTCGCGCCGTTGACCGTACAGCCGCCAGTAAGAACGGTGATTTTCGATGCTCCGACATTTATGGATTGCAACAACGTAATCGACGCACCGGACGAAATGGTAATATCAGCGTCTCCTGCGGTGTTATCCACAGAAACCATTTGATTCGTTCCGCCGATAAACACACGACCGCCGTTATTGATACGTCCCATACCCATCAGGCAACCGCCCTCGATAAACATGGAACCACTTCCCGTAACGTCCCACTGACGAGATGTCGTTGCATAGTTGTAACCAATCGTGGTTCCAGACACGTAGCAGATTCCGCCCTGAATAAACACAGGGTAATCTAGATTAACGCCTGAATTACCCGATATGATAGTATCTTGCATATACAATTCCGGAGTTCTTGATTGCCCGGCTATTGCTGGTGTTGCCATGACGCCTATAATTTGAAAAGTTGAAGCAACATCGTGTTTAGTAAATGTACAGCCTGACAATACAGCTTTCGCTCCTCTCGTAACCGTTAAACCTCCGCCGCGCGGGGCGCGATTAGAAGTGAACATACATTCCTTAAATAAAACTGGGTCTCCTTCGCCGTTCAGAAATACACCGCCGCCAATATGATTGGCAGTATTGCCGGTGATTAAACAGCTTGAGAAAACGCATCCAGAGACTCCGGTAGTATTGATGCAGATGCCACCTCCCCCATCCCCAGCGTTAGTAGCTGCATTGAAAGCGCCCATAACGTAGTTATCACTGATAGTGCATGACTCAAAAACGCCAGTAGCTGACTCATGCAGATGTATGCCAGCTCCAATTCCAGTTGTGGCGCTGTTTGAGTTGTTCGAGAACGTGCAACCTGTGATAGTAGCTGTTCCTCCTCCTTGTGCATAGCCTGCGTCATACGTGGTTGTCTGTCCAGTAACCCATGCATATGCTCCTGTAATTGTACAGGATGTCATGTTGACCTGACAATTGGACGTGAACATGGCGCGGCATCCGGTCGTTCCGGAAATCGTAACATCAGTCATATTTACGGTCTTACCGACCGCCATGACTGGGGCAGCAGGCCACACGTACGACGTGCCGGAAGTAATGGTGCTTTCGTCGATTACGCCGCTCCCCTGAACATTGAGCGGTTTGATATAGCCGGAACTGATATAGACAGAGTTTTCGCTCGGTATATCAGCGCCATCTAATGTCATAGTGCCTCCAAGAATTGACACACTGTCAAGAGAAACGCGTGAAAAAGTTGTTTCATCTGTGCAGGAGACGCCACCAGAAATAGTGGTATAACCATAGCCGTTTCCAGTCACGACCTTCGCTCCATTTGTTACGGCTCCGCCGAGGTCGAGCGTCTGACCGTTCAGCGTGGACGAGACATAAACTTCGCTCTCCGTGCTACCGGACAATCCGTAATACAGACTCCCATCAGCAGTTCCGGTCGCAGACACAACGATATAGCCGCTCACGGGAGTATCCGAGATAACTGTCAGAACATTGATAACAGCAGTGCCGTCGAGGTAATGAACCGAGCAGATATTACGACCGGACGAAAGTGTATCGGCGAATACAATACCATCCCCGGCAACAACAGTGCCGCCAGAAAGAGTAACGTCGAGCATACCTTCAAGACCGTAGGAATCCATCGGAGAAGATTCCATGTTGAGCGTAATCGTGCCGGATGCCGTAAACTTGTAAGCGTGACCCGCCTGAAGCGTAACGTTGGAACCAGTGACAACATCTGTGTCGATATAGCGAGCGACGCTGACAACTCCGTTTTTGAACTCTGCGCGGAACCCGTCCTGCATCTTTGTGATTTCGCGGTCGATGACTTCACCCGTTCCATAGTTGATGGAAATGGTTTCGCGTGGACGCAGTTCCTCGTCGATATTCGCGCCACCACCACGAACAATAGCGACCGTGGTATGCGCAGTATCAATCGTAACGAGGTTAAACGCATCAAGAGTAGCATCACGGAATATGTCAGAATAGGGCATCCATTGAACCGTCTGAGCGACTGCCGCGCAGGTGACGCAATATGCATACTGTGAACCATCGCCGAGAATGTCGTTAATGTAGTCCTGATGCGTGTGACCGCAGATGTAGCCGACGAATTTCAGGCCGTTTGCCTTTGCCGACGCAACCGCATTGATAATCGTGTCGGAAATAGTACACATCGTGGCGGTCGTATCGACGATGGACGCGCCATATTTCGAAAACGAACACGGAACGACCGGGGAGAACAGTTTCGGTGCATGAAGCGCAATGACAACATGAAGATTTCCAGTAATCGCAGATGCAAGAAGTCCCTCAAGCCACGAGGTCTGAGCCGCAGCTTCGGTCGCCATGGAATCGCTCATGTAGAGCATCGCGTCAAGTACAATGAGTCGGACTTTCTGCGTCGAGTAGTCCTTGTAGTAGTAGGACGTACCGGACGTGTGCGTAATGCCCCAGTTGCTCTCAAATGGCGCGATATAGTATGCGTCGCGGTTTGCCATGCTTGTTCCGTTCCAATTATAGGAGCTGTCCGCGCTGTCATGGTTCCCGATTACGGTCATGACTTTCGAATTCCACCACGACGCGATCGACCCTGTCGCATAGTTCTGAACGAGGTCGCCCGTACAAATCATGTCGTTTACAAGCGAACCGAGCGCATCGCCAGCCGCGACGATTCGAGCAAGTGCGGCGCTGTCTGCGTGGATGTCCGAGAAATGAAGCAGTGTGAGCGCGTTCTGCGTTGCCGCAGTCGCATAAGTGACATACTCAACGAACCGAGCCTGTTTGACATCCTTGCTCACGCTCTGCGTGCCGTCGCTCAAATCTTTCGCGTCCAGCTCGACCGCGCCCGTGGTGGTGTTGCCCTTCACGTCCACGCCGCCCGTGCCAGTGAGTTTGACCGAGGTCGTACTCCCGGTCGCCGTGATGGTCGCCGTGCCGCCATCCACGGAGGCCTCGATGCCGGTGACAGTGCCGGAACCGCCTCCGCCTTGAACCTCCACGCCGCCCGCCGTCGAACCATCGCCGATGAACAGCTTCTCAAGGTCGGTGTCCCAAATGAGGACACCGGCATCCGGGGTGATCGCGGTGCGCTCTGTAGTAGTCAGAGAAGTTGCAACGGCGCTGTCTCCGCCCGGCGTAAATTCACCGTTGACGACGAATTCGGCACGCCCCGTAACTGCATTGATGATGTACGTTTTTCCAGCCGAAACGACGACGTTATAGATTGTCCGCCCGTTTACGCCGGAATTAATAGTGGTGTTTTCATCGCTCATGATTGTTTGCCTTTCATTTTAGGGTTCCTATATAAGTGAAAGAAGGTACTCGCGAAGTCGCACCTTATCTCGTGAACTTCTTCCGTTTGTAGAAGTTGTCTCGGACTTCCTTGCGCGCCCGCGTGAAGATTTTCTTGATAAGGTCGATATCGTCCTCGGTCGGCTTGCGTGCGTTCAGCAGGCCGTGCTTGAAAGCGTTGTTGATCTGCTTCAATGCAAGCTGTCCCGACTTCTCGACAAATTCGTCGTAGTTCGATCCGGTCATATACAGCTTCTCGCCGTCGCGCGTGAAGTAGTACGCCGGAACATCCGGGTAATACTCCTTGCCGGGATTCTTTTGGTTGTATTCCCAAATAAGACGCTCGGCCTTGTTCATGTTGTCGTCGGGATTGACAGAACGGATCGGGAACATGCGCATCCACTGCCAAAGACCGCCCGCATCCGACAGCGAATCACGTGAGATGATCCGCCCGAAGTAGTCGCGTTTCGGCGCGGCTTTCGTGATACCCGCCGTGCTTGTGATAACGTGGAACTGTTCTTCAAACCATTTCTTCCCGCGTTCCCGGTTCTTGTTGTCGCGCATTGCATCGTCGAGGATGTTATTGCGTACCGTACGCACGGCGTTCGGCATCCAGCTTGCCGCAAAGTTCGAGAACCACCGTGCCCCGCTTCGTTCGGGATCTTCTACGAACTTCTGAATCTCCCCGATGCTGTCGAGGAAAGACTTCTCCGCAACAAGGCGCGAAGACTTTCCGATAAGGCGGCGCATCACCGCAGTACCTTCTTCGCCTCGCTTCGTCGCACGATACGCTTCAAGACCGTCCGCGATAAACGCAAGCCCGGTTGCAAGCGGTTCAATACGCTGATAGCTGTAGTAGTTGTCACCAATGCGGATGGAATACGGCGGAAGCTTGTTGGCCTTGAACTTCTGTTCCGCACTGCCGTACCGCGGGGACGATCCGGTGATAAACGGCTGATCGTCGTCGTCACCGCCCATATTGGCCAGCGCCATAACAAGACCCCATGCAAGAATCTGTTCCGCGGCAAGCTGGATGTATTCGTTGTCGAACTGCCGCTTCCCGCGGAGTCCCTGAACCGTCTGCCACGCAAGATTCGCCGTGCCTAACGGAGACTTGCGAATACCCTGCCGCAGAATGTTCGACGGCGTTTTGATGAAGGGAAGGAAGAACTTCATCATGCGTCCCATCACGCCACCGGATTCACGCCATCCGATAAGCTGTTGGATCGCGGCATACGGTTTCTCTTGGAACGTGAGATCGAGCGCACGTTTCCGCCCGTAGGCGTTCGCGTCGCTGTCCTCGTCCTCAAGTTCGCTCAGGATGAATCCGCGTGCCGCTTCCATGTTCATGCCCGCCGTTTTCGCCTGACGATACGCATATGCCGCGGCTTCCATCGGCTGAACAACCGCCTTTGCGAATTCGTCGGCGGCACGAAGGAGACGGCCGGGAACGCGGATTGCACGTCCGAGCTTGCCGCCGATAGCCGCGTTAGCCCGATCAAGCTTCCCGCTTCCCGTCAGCGTTTCAACGTCGAACATGAACTTCGCACGGCGTAATGCCTCGCGCCAGTTTACCACGTTCATCATTTCCTTGAACTCGCCAAACGTCGCCGCGTCCTTCTTCCGCATGAAGATATTGAGCGTAGCTTCGGCCAGTCGCTTCAAGCCAAGCTCATACGCCGCGTTTGCAGTATTGCCGATAGCGTTCGCCGCGTGCGTCGTCGGGGAGCTGAGGATCGCGTTGATCCAATATTCATACAGCTTATCCGGGAGAGATGCACGGGCGGAGACAAGCTTTCTCAGAACCTCGTCAAGCTTACGCGGATCCTTGACAATCTCGTCGGGGAGCTTGTCAATGTCAATTCCGAACTCGTTGAACACGTCTCTGCGGAGCTTGTCAATCGTCTCCTTATCCATCTTCGCCAGTAACGCGTTGACGTGCGCCTGAATGGATTCAATATCGTCCATGTTCAGGACGCCGAGACGACGGGCGGCAAGCGCACGACCGACTTCCGTACCGAGGTTCTTGATGTAGAGGTCGGCAACCTTGCGGCGCTTCGTCTGATCGAGAACCTTGAATTCGCCGCTGTTCAAAACGACTTGCATCATGCGCTGAGAAATGTCGGAGTTAAGCTTGAAATCGTCGTTGAGAACCGCGTCGATCACGCCCTGCACACCGCCGAATCCGGCAATACGGCGTTCCGCCTGCCGATTCAGTTCCGCGTTCGACTTCGGCGTGTATTCGGTGTTTTCGAGGAATTCCGCGTACTCGTCCTTGATTTCGCCGTCCTCGCGGATCGGGTTGACTTGCGAGGGAAGATGGTATTTGCGGCCGTTCGATACGCGAACATAATCATTTGCGCTCTTGCTGTATTCCATATCCGCAACCGGGATACCGAGCTTTTCGATCTCCGCCCGCAGAGACGGGGTAAGAACGTTCCCCGGAAGGTCATTCACTTTTCCGCGAACCATATCATAAATAACCTTCGCGACTTCGGAATCCGGGACAATACGAATCGGTTTATCCCACCGGGACAGCATGACTTCACGATAACTGAAAAGCTTTCCCTGAACAACACCCGCTTTCCACTGTTTCATGCCAACGGAGTTTTTTGCTTTCTCGGCATGGTATCCGCTGGTAAGCTCAGACTTCGGAATACGAACTTCAAGTATCACGAGTTCGGGACGCTGGAAAGCTTCCGAGAACTGATCGTTCAAAGGCGTGCGCGAACTGTGAATATATGGATTGTAGGCCGCTTTTATGGTCTTTTTACCCTTGTTCAACTTGAACTGATAAGACGGATTGCCGTACCCTTCGTCGGTTTTCTTTCCATACGTTTTCTGTTTTCCAGTCTTTTTGTCGATCACTGGTATCGCAAGTTCCGGGCGCTCGTCCGACTGTTCCCATCTGCCGAGCTTGATTTCCGGCCCCCATTTACCGTTGATCTTCGCCGCCATAGGCGGATAAAGCTTGCCATCCTGAATCTGCGCCGCACGATACGTCGTGATGTAATCCTCGCTGTCCAGCTTCTTGATGAGCTTCGGGTCTTCGACAAGATGGAAATGCCGATTGTTCGCCTCGGCGGAGATCGTTTCTTCGGAGTCGGTGTCGGAAACAGCATCGTTTCTTCGAACCGGAGTAGCGCCATCTTCATCTTCTACCGTAATCTGAGAAATCATGTCTGAGAAATCGGATATTGCCTCGGCTCCTACGTCCTCAAGATAGCTTGAAAGACTTGGCCTGCCACCTTCCCATTTCGCCTCTTCGCGCACAAGGTTTCCCTGAAGACGCTCGAATTCCGCTTTCGTTTCATCAAGCTCCTTCTGTTGCTCAAACGGAGCGCCGACGCTTTTCTGCAACTCGGCCTCCCGTGCAATCTTTTTCTGTAAATCCTCTTGTGCGTCGGTAACGCGTTCCCCGGCCTTCTTGACGTAATTGCTGTAGCTCATTAGGAAGCCAGTTCCGCTTTTGATCTCAGCGCTGAAGCCAGTACCCTCGAAGGTATAGGAGTTGACTGTTTCTTTTCCGTGTCCGGTCACGCGTTCGTCGTTCAGATTAAACTTAATGTCGAATCCATTAAGATTCATCCTGAGGACAACGGGCTTTCCTTGTTCGATGTAACGGTCGAGGAAGTCCCGGAAAGCATCCTTACCGAGCGTCATTTTCTTGCCGTCCGTCTGAACGATGTTGAACTTTTCAGGATCAATCGCGTCGAACATCTTTTTCTCGCGTTCCCTGCGCTCAATAAGCCTTTCCGATGCTGGGATTCCCCAAGCGTCAGAATGGAGCCAGTTAATATCGTCCTTGATTTTGCTCTGCTGAGCCAAATAAAGCTGATACTGCCCGTTCAGTTTGTTGAGCTTCGTTTTTGTTTCAACATACCAGAGAGCATCCGGGTTCCCCGACACGCGTGCCGCGAAGGTTTCGTAGTCCACGCTCTCGCTGTCCTCGTCAACAAACTCCCCGACAGCATCACCGCGAAGAACAGAGTTGATAAACTTCTGCTTGCGGGATAGAAGCTGATACTTTACCTCGTCGAGCGTTCCCCTGATTGCGTAGTTAACAATCTCGATTTCCTTCATGTCGTTACCGGAACGGTCAATTCGCCCGCGTCTCTGCTCCATCCCGGACGGCATATAGGTCGCGTCGAGGTTATGAATCGCGGCAAGGCGCTTTTGGAAGTTTGCACCAGTACCAAGCGTCTCCGTTCCGCCGATCACGACGCGAACGACACCAGCGTTCAAATCGTCAAAAAGCTGTTTTCTCGCCTTATCGTTCTTTACCTTGTCGATGCTCACGATCTCGTTTTCCGGGATACCTGCCGCAACAAGGCTTCGTTTCATTTCGTCGTAGGCATTGAACGTTACCTTCTTCGTATTCCTGTCCGTAAAGCGGAAGTTATCAAAGAAGATCGCCTGAGCCGCTTTCTCCTTGCTAAACTGATCGTAACGTGCTTTGACTTCCTGTGCGCACCGGGAGATTTTGCTTTCCGAATCTGCCGGGATTCCCGGATTCACAAGTCGCATATCAACAGTAGCCTTGACAGCAAGTCCGTTTACGATAAGCGGGATCGGCCCTGCCTGAATTTTTTCTCTTCCATCGAGGCTGTTGTACCAGCGGTACAGATCCGCAAGATAACTCATGAACTTGTCCATGTACGGAGACTTGTCAATAATGATCTCCGTAGGCTTCCCGTTCTTCAGCGGCGGGCGCTTCACTTCGCCTTTCAGGTTCTCAGGCAGAACAACGTCGGCAACCGAACGGAAGAAGATGCTCAATTCGTCCAAGTTCACGAATTTGGAAAGCCGCTTGACGGGAGTGTAGTTCCCTGCCGCGTTCGGTTCCACCGTGCTTTCGATTTCGCAGAACTGTGTAACAAACTGGTCAAATGTTTCGCATCCGAACGGCATCTTTCCCTTCGGGGTAAGATACCGAACCATGTGCCAGGCCTCGGCCAGCGTATTCGTCACGGGCGTGCCAGTAGCGAAGAATACATTCTTTCCGCCCGAACGCAACATAATATCCTCTATCTTGATCGTAAGGTCAAGAGAGCGTTCGCTTACCTGCGTATTCAGGCCTTTGACTCGCTTTAAGCTCGTGACAAAGAACGGCTTCTTATACGCGTGCGCTTCATCAATATACAACGCATCCACGCCGAGTTCGTCGAAGTAGAATATGTCCTTGTTCCCGCGCTTTTCTTCAAGCTGGCGGATTTTCTCCTTGAACTTTTCGATTCTCTTCTCAATATCTTTGACAGAAAAACGATCCCCGTTCCGTTCAAGCTCTTTTAACACATCCACCATCTCGTCAATGAGACGCTGGTAATACTCAATCGCCGTTTCCGGTTTTACATCAAGAAGATTGAATTGGGATTGCGGCATGATAACCAAATCCCATTCATTGTTCATGATCTTCGAGATTGTGCGCTGTCGGTTTTCTTTCGTGAAGCTGTCCGAATCAACGCAGAGGATCCTTGCGGTAGGATATAGGCTGGACGCGAATGAACCGAACTGTTCCAGCGTCACGTTCTGAACCACGATAAGCGGCTTCTTTGCCATCCCGGTACGGACGAGTTCCATAGCTGACGTAACCATCGTAGCCGTCTTGCCAGCGCCAACACAATGCGCAAGCAAGGTGTTTCCACGTATGGTGCGCTCGACGGCATTTCGCTGATAACTCCGCAGAAGGAACGGCTTTCCATTTATCTCTCTTGACGCACCGGGATAAGGCTCCGTCGCCTTTTGCCCGCTCATCTCGCGGGAAACGAACACGTTTATTTTTTCATTGAATGCCTTTTCGACGGCTTTTGCCGCTTCGGGATTCCCCTTTACCCAATCATGGAATCGGTCGATCATCTGATTCTTCAGATCTTCGACGGCCTGTGTTTTCTCGCGGTTTATGGAAGAGCGCTTCGCCCCGGTAAAAGGATCCTCGAAATGGTCGTAGATTGTACTGCTCTTCAATGTAAGAACACTCTGAAGAAGCTTTTTCGTATCAAGACCGTACGCAGAGAACATGGGATTGCTTCCCCATCCGTCAACCTGATACTGGTCAAGCGCCTTGTTATACTTAACGCTCAGCCGAACATTGAGATCGTCTTTCAGCCACTTTTCAATAACGCTGATCGGAATCCAACGGGCGCCAAGTCTGAACGAGAAATTGTCGATCGTTTTTGGAGAAGGCATTACAGCCTTTAGAGCATCGACATTCTTCTTAAAGTTGTCGTCATCCTCGGCGCGTTCTTCTGCCGCGTTCAGTTTTTCACGAATGTTGCCCGAAAGATATTCGCTTCTTTCAACAAGAAGACCGGATTCAGGATCCTCAAAATATGTACCGTCCGAAGTAAGCTCGTCCTTGATTTCGTCATAGCTCTTCCCGGTCAGTTTCTCCATATATTCGGGATCCAGCCTACCGCGATACTTCATGGAAATAAACGCCGCTTCCTTTGCGTTTGCCGCGCTAGTCGGTTCGGATTGCACGGTAATCGTACGCTTTGTAAAAATATCGGACGGTGTATAGGTGTTGATCTCTTTGCCGTTGTCCAGCGTCTTACTTCCAACGATTTCAAGACCGCTTGCACGAAGATACGTCGGATCCTCTTTCAGGAGACGCTGTTTCGAGCGATCGGCAACATTGCCCCACTCCTTTACAAACGCGTCGTATTCTTTCTTCAGAGCGTCCTGAAGCTCCTTAAGACGCTCGTCTGACGCGTTCTCCCGCATTGCGTTGATTACGGCATTGTGCGCGGCCTTCAGCTTCTGAAACGCTTCGACGTGCTGAATGTTCTTCTTGTTTACCTTATCGGTTTTTGCTTTAACCTCGACGGACTTGTCCGTGCCGTCTTTGTCTGTATGCCATTCGCGCAGTTTTCCATTCTCAATATAAAGCTCGCTGTCCTTCAGGTTCGCTTTGTCCGTATTCGTCGGGAGCGGCTCGTTAATCGTGGAATCAACCGTTTGCGCCGGATGAGCATCGACAATCTTCTGCATCGCCGCGTCAATATCTGCGGCAAGGTCTTTGCTCTTGCTCGTGAGAAGAAAGCTATTGTCCGCATACATGCCGTGTCCGATAGACGGAGTTCCGAGCATCATGTCTGGCTTTTCTGCATAATATTCATTGAGCGGGACAGTCGCGCCGTTGTCAACAAAATCCTTAGTCTTAATAAACGATTCGGAGCTTGACGGCATATCCGATTTCTTGCGGAACACAAGAATGTCCGTAACAACCGCAGTCCCGGCGTTCTTCATAAACGCGTTCGACGGCAAACGAACCGCGCCGAGAAAATCTGCTTTGCTTGCGAAATATTTTCGCGCATCCTCTCCAAGAGAATCCATCGTCCCGTGAGACGTGATGCTGATAACGAGGCCACCCGGACGGACGGCATCAATGGATCGCGCGATAAAATAGTTGTGAAGAGTATATCCCTTAGGATAGCGCTTGTCTCGGATAACAGTGTCCGAAAATGGAACGTTCCCGATCACCATAGAAAGGCTGTTATTCGGAATCTTCGTGTTCTGAAGTCCGGCTACGGTGACATTTGCTTCGGGATACAGTTTCTTCAGGATACGTCCCGTAATGGAATCCAGCTCGACCGCCCGGAATTTCGTCTTATTGACAAGGCTATCCGGGACAAGGCCGAGGAAATGGCCGACGCCTGCACCAAATTCGCCAACGGTTCCACCTTTGAAACCGAGCTTCTCGGCAAGCGCCCACATCTTTTCGATAACAGAACGCTCGGTATAATGCGCGTTAAGCACACTGGCACGCGCGGCACGGTATTCTTCAGGTGTAAGGAGATCCTTTAATTCGGGGACGTACTGCTTTGTCGCTTCGTCAAACGCGTTCTTCAGTCCGCCCCATCCGACATACTTTGCAAGGATCTTCTGCTCTTCCGGGGTAGCTTCCCGGTTCTCTTCTTCGAGCTTTTTGAGGAGTCTGATCGCGTCGAGGTTGGCTTTGATTTTCGCCCTGTCCCCGCCCGCAATAAGCTCGTCGTCCTTGCCTATTCTATGATTTTTCCCGGATGTATCAGATCTTCCAGCGACAGGGAGTCCATCCACTGCTGGTGAATTTCCGCTTGATCCGGTTCTTCCTCCAGTGTCTCCGGCAGAAGGTCGTCCGGCAGGCTCAGCGGATTCGGGTTGTCCGGGAACGTCTGTTCCCACCACTGGTTCGCCGTTCTCGCTTCCTGTCTCGTCCACTCGCTCGGTTCCCTGCTCGGATCGTACCCCTGCATCTCCCAGCCCATTTCCATCTCCGCGTCCGGTGGCAGGTCTTTCAGGCTCGCGCTCACGTTCGGGCTTTGCCTCATCTGCCCGTACTGGTTCGCTTCCGACAGCACTGTCTCCAGCAGCGTCCCGTCCTGAATCAGAGACAGCAGTCTCTCCTTGTCGAACTCCGCCATCATCTTCAGCGCTCTCATCGCCGCGTTGCTCTGAAGAAACTGTTCCTTCATCTCCGGTGTCTCGCTCATTTGCCTCTCCTTGTGTTGCGGTTTGAGTAGATACTATATCACTAGTTTCAGGTTTTTCAAGCGGCCGCGTCAAAGTATCGGGATAAACGCGCAGTCCATTCCCGTGAAGATCATTCAGCGCATCGTCAAACACCTTGCCGAGCGGATACGTCGCGTCCGCGGTATCAATGTTCGCGTCATAAAGCTCCTGCTGAATCTGAGAAATGCTCTTGTTTCTGAAATCCTTGATTTCAAAAACGCGCATGGTCTGCCCCTTCCCCTGCATACGGATGTACGCCGTATCACCGAGGATACCGGATTCCGCCTTATTCCATACCTCGCCGCCGCTCTTGTGCGGATTCCCGCTCCATTGAATATCCTTCGGAACTTTCTTGATTTCCTTGACGCTCGGAGTATTGACGGGAACGGGCGTGATCTTGCCGTAGTCACGCGGCATGTTCTCGGTAATGTCGTTTCCGGTGGACACAGTGGAGGAAGGAGTAGAAGCAGGCGCGGGCGCGGGTTTCTCAACGGGTTTCGTTTCCGCTTTCGGTTTCTCCGCAGGCTTGACTTCCGGTTTCGTCTCCGGCTTCTTCTCCGCGGTCGTTTCGCTCTTCCCCGGTTTCGTCTCCGCGGGTGTTTCCGCCTTTTTCGCTTTCTCCTCTTCTCTGTAAATACTCTGAAGCTTCGCGGCCAAGTCGCCGCGTGCATTTTCTGCGTCAGTAGCGTTCTTGTGCAATTCCGCGACTTCGCGCTTCAGCTCGTCTGACAACGTACCGTTCTTGATATCATCCGCATGTTCTTTTGTAAATGCGTCAAGCTTTGCCCGTTCCTCTTTGCTTTTAGCCTCAGCCTTATTGTATTGCTCAAGAAGGTCTGAAACAGACGGTTCAGGAGTAGCTTCCGGCGCTGTCTCGACTTGGGGGGTAACTTGGGGGGTAACTTGGGGGGTACTGCTTTCAACTTGGGGTGTAGGCTGTTTCTTCTTCCCCTTCGTCTTCTTCGCGGCCGGAGTTGTCGTGGTTTCGGCAGTAGTCTCCGCCGCCCCATTCTGCTTTTTGATCTCCGCGAGAATATTGACGGCCTCGTCGCGCAGTTCGTTCATATTGTCGAAAAGCTGTTTCGCTTCCGGCGTACCGATTTGTTTCAGCTTCGCCTTAACGATCTTGATGAACTCGTTAAGGACATCCATGAACTTTTGCCCCATCCCGGCTTCCATCTTTTCGGCGCGGGTTGCGACGTCACGCCAAAAGTCCGGGTCAGTCCACATTTCACCAAAGGTATCCGCGGAAAGCTCGTCGAATCCGCGGCCAACCTGTCCAGCTCGTTTTTGATACGCATCTTCAAGTTCAGCCGCACGAGCGTTTCCCGCCTCGTTGATTCCAGCGTTGAAGAGATCGTTGAAGCGCTGAATAAGCCCCTTCTGCTTATCGTCGAGGAAGTGTTTGAATTCGTGTCCGAGGTTCTTCAGAACGTCCGAGTTCGGATTGTTGCGGTCAAGCCAAATCTCGCCCGTTTTCTCGTCGTACCAGCCGTCTGAGATCGCTTCGCTGTTTTTGTCAACGTCGGTCTTGTCCTCTTCCTTCATCTCATCGACGTACCGGACGTTGATCCCAAGCTCCTTAGCCACCTGTTCGGCAAGCGTGAGTTTCGTCGCGCGTTCGGATTCGGGGTTATAGTGGTTTTCGTTTGCGGCTTCGACGGGAGCCGCGGGAGTTTCGACAGGAGCGGCAGGAGTTACCCCGCCGCGGCTACCCATAGACTCGACCGCACCGCCAGCCGCACCAAGAGCAAGACCGCTCCAAGCGCCGCCCATGAACGTTTCGGCAACCTCTTCCCACGAGGGGAGCTGAAGCCCGCGTTCGTCCAATGCGGAACGGCAGATTCGATCCCAATAGTCCTGTGCGACTTCTTCGGAACCTTCCGTAATGAAGTTCTTAATGGCTTCTTTGCCGACAGTTTTTGCGAATCCCTTCGTCGTTTCCTTCAGAGCGCCCGTCGCCCATTTCTTCGCAATGCCCGCGGCAAGCTGTTCCGGGCCGACTACGGATTCGATTAAGGATTCACCGAGGGAGGAAAGGAATGCGAGGCCGCGAACGGTTTTATCGTCCTGTTTCGGAAACGCGTCACGATATTCCTGTACACGGTCACCGTAAATCTGTCCGAACATCATAGCGGTACTTGCGGCAACACCACCAACACCGCCGCCGAGGATACCGCCCGCTACAGCGCCGCCTAACGCAAGTGTACTCTGTGCCGCGCCACTGCCGATTGTACGGGCGATGTTCGCCGGATCGAGGCTAAGAGCTTTGTAATCGGGAGAAGGATTATATTGCTGATTTTGGCGCATAGCCTCGGCAAAATAACTTTTCATGCCGCCATAGCCAGTTAACTCTTCTATCGTCGAGCCAAGTCCTTTGAGCGCACCGAGGCCACCGTGCGCCGCACCTTGTCCGAGTTCGGTAAGAACACCCTCTTTTTTCGGCGCAACAAAACCAAATTTCTCGCTCAATTCGAGAAGATTCTTTTTCCCACGATCATCAAGGCGATCCCAATTGTAGGAATCACCTTTTTTGAAGATGTCATTCAGATAATCAAATTCGGAATAGTCGTTTTCAGGCATAGTGGTTTTCCTTATAAAGCAGATGCTTTTCCATACGATGCGCCGAAGCCCTGTGAAGGACGATAAATCATACTCTTAGATTGCTGAGCGGCACGACGAGACAAGCTATCCTTTTCTTTTTCCTTCTTTTCTGCCGTTTCGCGTTCTATCCGCTTCTGCCGAAGGAGATCACTTACCGTCATGGAATCGGCTTCTTTTGCTTGTTTCTCTTCGTCTTTCTTCTTGTCACGATCTTTCTTCTTTGCATCAAGAAGCTCCTTGAATGGGAATTTAAAATCCGAACTGTTCAATTTCAGGGATTTCATTGTCTTATCCCAGCCGACATTCAGATCTTCAAGCGCCTCGGCAGAAAGAGAAGTAACCTTGTCTACGTTTTCTCTTTCGAAGTACTGGTTTACCAAAACATCGAAATCGTTTTTGGCGCTGTAAAGCTTATCTTTTCCGTCATCGTCAAGACCGGAATAGTTGTACCCCCAAAGCTGAAGAGCCGTCTTATTAAAGGCATCGCGTGCTTTTTTCTCTTGCATCACCGATTCGTCCTCTTCCCCCTTCGCCGCCTTTGCCGTATCCTTGATATTCTGAGTAGCCGCAACAATCTGCTGGCGGCCAAACTGCCGTGCATTGCGCTCCACCATATCGTCGAGCTGTGCGGAGATCACGTCGTTCGCCTTGCAGAGATCGGCAAACTGCGAGAAAGAGTAGGTCTTGCCCGGAAGATAACCTTCTTCGAGCTTGATGATACGAAGGTTGTCCATGCTAGGATTCTTCTCGTCGAATCCCTCCACCGCATAACCAAGAAACTGAAGCCCCGGAATACACTTCTGTAATCCGGCAAGTCGCGCGGTTGTGGGCAGATTCGGATCCGCATAATCCTGTATCGCCTGATTGAAGAACGTCCATGTTTTCTGCTCATCC